ATGAACAATGTTGCCTACGACTTCTGTGCCCTCTTTCTCTTTCTTCTTTGAAAGGTACACGATGGTTGATGCAGCATACTTGAGGCCTGAACCACCACCCATTTCTTTCTGTGGGAACATACTACCCACAACATCATAGGTGTGGTTAGTCATAATCATAGGTACACCCATCTTACCTAGTTTCAAAGTCAACACTCGGAAGGTTGCCTTTACAATCTGGGCACGAGTCATATCTTTTGTTTCTTTACCTGCCTCGGTATCTTCAATCTCTTTTGTTGTAGATAACATACCAAGACTATCAAGACATAACAGTAAAGGTTTACCTTCGCCTGTTTGTTCGTATGCCTCTAGCACTTGTAGTGTTTGATAACGAAACTCTTGTACCGTAGTAACTGGCAGAACAGCCATTCGTGCTGAGTCAATATCTCTTGACTCAATCATGTCCTTTGTAATTGCGGACTCTGATTCAAAGTAGACAACATTCGCTTCTGGGTCATTGTCTAGAAAAGTTTTACATACACCTAATGCGAAGAAGGTTTTCCCTGTCGCACTCTCTCCGGCAATTGCCGTAATTTTATTATTAGGCAGACCACCGTGTATAGAACCAGATACCAAAGCATTGAAAATGTGACTACCAGTGTCCACATAACCCCCAACATCAGCAGCATCAACACCATCAGCAACGATTGAACCATACTTATTACCTGTCTCTCTTATTACGTTCTTCAAAAAACTCATTCATTATTCTCCATTATTTATTCCTCCAACAATACATCGGAGTTTCATCATTCACATCAAATATATTAGGATGATTTAATAGGGCTCGTCTGTAAGGTGTCCATTTAATACCACGACCCCAACCAACAGAACCAATCAAATCTTTTTTGGTTATCTCACCTGTATTCTTTATCCATTCTATCATCTTATGTAATGCTTCTGATTCACCTGTCATTCTCATAGAATCTATTTGTTTGTTTAAATATGAGGACATCAGAAGCATCTCATCCTTATAAATTAATTTTTGTTTTATATGTTCTAGACAAATCTTTGCCATATTATTTCTATGATTAGCATCGTCTAGATATATATTTAGCAAACTTACGGCCTGTGTTTGCTCTGTAAAGGTTTCTGCCTTATCACAGAGTTCATGGTAATATGTATCATCATATAAAATGTAAGGCACACCGTTCATCATGCCGTCAGTTGTTGCTACACTCCAACCACCATAGTCTTGTTTGGGAGAATACCCAACACAACATGATTGAAGTTTTTTGTAGTACCATTCTTTATCACCTTTATCAGTAATCACATACTCTCTGTTAGGTTTAGATAACAAAGGCACCCACACTTTAAAATCTTTTCGTTGTTCCCAAAGTTTATCTGTTGTGGCAATGAATTCATCAAAGTGTTTATATGTATCGGGTCTATGATTAAATGTTATAATGTTCTCATAAGGTTGAATATCATCTATGATGTTTTCTTTATCTACACCCAGATGTTGCACTGTTAGAATATTATTTAATTTTTCAACAACAGAATCATTAAAGGTTCTCTTTGCTTGATTCAGAACCATATCTTTCTGATGTTGTGTATTCAAATAGCATCGGTCATATTCTAATAGACCTGTGATGTTTTGATTAAATGCCCCTTGAGGCCAACCAACAACTTCATCAAGGTCAAACCAATGACAGTATCCCATCACAGGCGGAACATGATGTGTTACATTATACATCACATTCTTTAGTTGATGGGTGTGTTCTGGTAGATGAGACATTATCAAATCAAAATCAAAGTTCTCACTGATAAGTTTCTGCATTTGAAAAACATCAAAGTGTGCCCGCATTGTTGGTGGGTAAGTAGGCATTTCCATAAACCACTGAGTCACATTAGGAAAAACTAGTGTGGGTTCAGGTTTAGGAAGTATCAGATAAAACCACAAGTCATCACGAATTTCGTTTAGCAGTTTTATCTGCTTCTTGATAACTTGTATATAACTATCTTTCTCTAAATCTTTTTGAAAGGTAATATTAGGATAAACCAATATACGTTTAGTATCTTGATAAACCTTCTCTTTATTTAAATCAAACAAACTCATCGTATAATATCTATCGTGTCTATGTTATCTCGTTTCCAAATCTCTAGTTCAGTTCTTAGTCGGCCGTCTGCCTTCAAGGACTCATAACGCTTAGTCGCCTTGTTCTTCCACCAGCTTACTATATTTTTTAGCTCATGTCTATCCCAAACTTGACTTTTTTTCAGTTCGTCTGTCTCTCTTAGAATATACTCACGACTATTCTCATAACCAAATGTAGACATATAAAATCTTTTCTGTGTTGTTACATTCTCAGTTTCTTTTCTGAACTGAACAAACTTCTCATGTGCGGCCGTGTTGTGTTGTTTCAGACTGTTAGTAATAATCTGAATCATCTTGGTCTGTGTTTTGAGTTTGCGACTACTGGCACCTTTATGAACTAAAACACCATCATTCTTTTCTTCAAACCATTTTCTCATCTCATGGTACATATCATCAGCAAAGGTCAGAAAGAACTTTGATTCTGTATCTCCTTTGTAACGGAGAAACGGACGCATACCATCATACATAGATCCACCTTTGATGTTGCCATACAATGATGTTGTTTCAAACATACAAAAAGGTCCGCCATATTTGTCATTGAGAAATCGACGTACATCATGTGAGCAACATATTGCTGCCATCAGTTTGCCACCTAGATAGTTAAACCCAAATGGTTGTGCCGGCACAATCACAAACCCCATGATGGTGCCTCTATTAAAGTGTTGCATCTCTTCCTTATTTTCTGTCTGTAGAGGACGACCTAACCATTCGTTTCTTGGTTTGGCATTGATAAGAGGTGATGCCAGTTTGATGAACCCAACAATCTTACCCGAGTTCTTTTCCTGCACACATAGTTTACTATTCTTACCTGGCGGATCATCGGGTGAGAAACTAGCAGTCATCTCTAACAGGTTATCAAATGTCTCACCTGTTCGTTTGACTACCTCAAAGTCCATGTCTTGAGGATGTACATCAAAGTTCTGAAACAAATCATCTTCTGGACCCAAACCAAATAATGGCATAGGCATCTCTTTGATACGGTCTATCTTTCTGCTTCTAAAGTAGTCATCAATTCTCTTGAAGTCGGAGAAATAGTTTACTAGTTTATCAGCAGCCCAATATGCATCTTTCTCATCAAGTATCATTCAAACAAACTCTCTAGTGTTCTTCGTGTGCCATAACTTCTATCAACTTGCCAATTAATACATTCTAAAATGATTTCGATTGGGTCAACAAAAGACTTTTCAAATTGTTTGTCTCTATCTATCTGGTCGTGTAGATTAAACTCTTTTGGCAACTCACCATTGAAAGCAATCACATTTGCCTGCACAATATTAGGAGTCTTGAGCAAAAGATATTTTAGTTTATCGCCGTCTTGAATCAACTGATATTTGTTTGTCAACTTATGTTGTTTTAGTAAAAAGTTATATATTAAAGCACCTTTGATATGCATCGGCGTGCCCTTCTTAAATATGCTTGACTTATCAGCCCACTTCTTGAGTCCGTTACATGATCTTGGAAACGCCATCGACTCTACAGGAAGATTCATAAACTCTTTACGGAAGTTCTGTATGAATTCGTTTACAGCAGTCTCATCTTCGTTTACAATCACCTTCAAAGAATCTTTAATCTTAGTTCGACAAGCGTGTGGTGTAGATGACTTGACTGCTTCAATACCCATAACTTTAATTTGAGGTTCACCATATCTAACACCCTCATTATCATGCACATTTAGAATGTATCGTTTCTTGGCAGTCCAGATACCTTTATCAGCAATGACTTCTCGACCCATCTCCATTTTCTGGTCGTAAGCGTGAACGTAATCAGCAAGCTCCTTATAACACCCATTGATAAACGGTTGTAATTTTTCTTCGGCAACCTTATTCAGAAACTCAATAGGATTCTTTGGGTTGACTTTATCAATCAACTCTTTGAATCGTACATAGATAGAATCTGTATCTGATGCCACAATGTAATCAATATTATCAGTTTTCAATATATCATTTAAATATTTGTTTACTCTTGCCTCAATCCATCGAATTGATAACTGACCTGATGTTGTGATAGCAGTCGCCATACGTTCATCATAGTATCTAAAATACTCATTACCCAGAGCACCATAAGCACTGTTTAGGGCAATCTTTCTTGCTAACTGAATGTTGTGATATGTTCCAATCTGATTGACATACTTTTGGTCTTTAGTTTCTTCATACTTCTGTTTAGCATCAATCATATACTTTTTGAACTTTGTTCTGTCAGTATAGAACTTCTCCATCAACTCAGGTAAGAAACCACGTTTGTCTGTTCTGAAACAAGCACCGTTTGGTGTCACTGTTAGTTTGTCGCCAAGAATATCTGTATCAACTTCTTTGTTCAATAACTTGTCGATAGAAACACTTTTAGGAAACTGCTGTTTGATAAGAGTCTCTAGTGAAATGTTGTATTGCATAATCAAATGTGGATACAGACTGTTCAAGTCAAACGACATAATCCATTCGTGTTGACCGACTTGTGGTTCTTTAACATAGGCACCAACATACTTGGCACCTTTACTACCCTTTTTGCGTTGGGGTATAATAATACCTTTCTCAAGCAGATAGTTATAGATAATGACATCCCACATACGAACCTGAGAATGAACATCCATGTAGTTGATCTTTGCCTCATAAGCCATCGTGAGCATCAACTGAATCATGCCGAGTTTATCTTCTAGAGAATCTACTAACTCAACGTCTTTGATGTTGTAGTCAATAAACGATTGATAGTCATTCGTGTACCACTCTTTGAATGTGTCGTATGGGTTAGGGTCTTTCTTTACACCTAACTCAATCATAGAAATATAATCAAGTGTAAATGATTCTTGGTTTGTATATGTGAACTTACGATACAAATCAAGATAGTCTAGATTGGCAACACCCCAGATGTTGTATCGTGTAACATCACGGCCAAACATAGATGTAAACTCCTGTGTCACAGTATTCCACGGTGACATGGCGTTCATCATATCTTCGCTATACAGATTCTTGATACGATTACATAGATAAGGAACATCAAAGAATGTTGTGTTCCAACCTGTAAGAACATCAGGCTTGACGTTTGCCATAAACTCAACAAACTTATTTAACAATACACGTTCATCATCACAATAGATAAACTCAACATCATCTCTGGTGTTGTTATAGTCGTAGATACCCCACACGATAATCTTCTTCGTGTTGTGGTTCTTTACTGTGATGGCGAGAACTTCTTCTTCTGCCACATTGGGATCGGGGAAACCATTTTCACTGGCAACCTCAATATCAATCGTGATTGTTAGAATCTTCTCGTTGTTCCATTCGACTAGACTGGGATACATTTCAGAGATATAACAATACATATATCTCTCCATGCCAAAGATAGTGCCGGGCTGATCTTCATAGTTCTTGAGAAAATCTCTTGCCTCTCTCATACCAGGCAACTGAATAGGCTTAAGACTATGACCTTCTAGAGTCTTGTATTCAGTTTCTTCGTTAGACCTACTGTAGAGAGTAGGTTTATATTTGACCGTGCGCTGCACTCTCTTGCCGTCCTCAATAGCACGGACAAGAAGTGTGTTGCCTTTTTGAATTACGCTTGTATAGAAATTTTCTGACATAGTATACAGCTTATCAGAAAAACGCTATTCTGTCAAGAGTGATTGTGTATCTACTTGAACATCTGGCACAACGATGCCAGACCCAAACGCCTGTCTATAATTGTTTACTATGTCTTTTGCTGGTTCAATAATGAAAACGATATAGTCTCTTGGAATATCTACCTTTATCTTGGTAGTACCCGCAAAAGGAATCCAAGGAGCAAACCCCATCTGCATACCTTGACCATTAGGACTTCCCATTGGCATAAGTTGTGCTGGGTTTTCTAAACTCACGACATCATCTTTTTCTTCAATCTCTGCTACTACATCTTCACCGGACCTTGTCCGCACTAATCTAATCATAATATATCCTTATTCAACTTTCTTTTTGTTTCCAATATTGTATTTCGTTTCTAACATCCACTGATCTTTTTCCCTAAAAGATAGAACCTTTATCTGAGATAGGGGTGCCTTTGGTTCTGCTTCACCAATAATTTTTATTAGTCCCCAATCTTCTAATAGACCCGCAATAGTATTTCTTCTCTCTACATCATTAATTGATATGTTAGTTGGTTTGCCGTCTAGAGCAAACAACTCTTTGAAGTGTACTATAAAGTAGCGTCCTTGTTTGTGAAGAATGTGGCAAGACTGATAAAGCTTTCGCTCCTTTCTACTCGCAACTCCAATTCTCGATAATGTTTCTCTAACTTTTAGGAAGTCATCGGTCTCCGATAACCCAACCTCTAGCATTAGGTCAGGTGTCCACTCCAATTCTTCCATGTTTACCGCCTCTAGTCAATTTTGTTTTTATTATTTTTATTTGCTCTTCGGTAAGAACGTCTAG